ATAGGGTATGGTTTAGAGGCGCCTACCCTACTTAACCGATCCAAACATGGAGAAAGTGCATGTAGACTTAGACGTTGATAGCCCGTTCGTCAAGTCTTTGCAGAAGAGCTTTCCACAGTTTGAGATCGAAGCAAAGCAGGTCACTGACAATGACCATGCTAATGCCAGAGCGTTCTCGCATCTGGCTACTAAGCTTATAGAAAGCGAAGTCGACCGGGAACAAGTGATATTGGACATTGGTAGCGCACCGGTGCGTCATGCGCATTCGAGTCACAATTACCACTGTGTTTGCCCGATGATTAGCGCTGAAGATCCAGATCGCTTACAGAGATACGCAGAGCGGCTGCGCAGGAGCGACATCACTAACAAGCGCATTGCCTCTAAGGCAGCTGATTTGCTGCAAGTCTTGTCCGCGCCAGATTCAGAGACTCAATCGCTCTGCATGCACACCGATGCAACGTGCAGTTATCAAGGCACCGTGGCAGTTTACCAGGATGTTTACGCTGTGCATGCCCCTACCTCAATTTACTATCAAGCTATGAAAGGGGTGCGGACAATTTACTGGATTGGATTTGATACAACCCCGTTTATGTATAAAAGTATGGCGGGTGCGTACCCATCATACAACACAAACTGGGCAGATGAGAGTGTGTTGGAGGCTAGAAATATAGGATTGGGGGATGCGGATGTGCAGGAATCCAAGTTAAGAAGGGTACCGACATTCTGTAGGAAGAAGCTAAGACCTACCGACAAAGTAGTTTTTTCAGTCGGTTCAACTATCTATACAGAAGACAGGTCCTTACTTGAGAGTTGGCATCTACCTAATGTATTTCACCTAAAAGGAAAAAATAACTTTACAGGGAGGTGTGGCACACTTGTGAGCTGCGAGGGGTATGTAATAAAGAAAATCACCATCAGTCCGGGGTTGTATGGGCGAGTGGACAATCTTGCTTCAACCATGCACCGCGAAGGTTTCCTGTGTTGTAAAGTGACAGACACGTTGCGTGGCGAGAGGGTCTCTTTCGCGGTCTGTACCTATGTTCCTGCCACTCTGTGCGATCAGATGACGGGTATATTGGCCACCGACGTCAGCGTGGATGACGCTCAAAAACTGCTGGTTGGGCTCAACCAGCGGATTGTGGTCAATGGTAGGACGCAGCGCAACGCCAACACTATGCAGAACTACCTGCTTCCAGTAGTTGCCCAGGCGTTTTCTAGATGGGCGCGTGAATATCGTGCTGATTTGGAGGACGAGAGAATGTTAGGTGAGCGGGATCGTTCACTTGCCATGGGGTGCTGCTGGACGTTTAGAACTCACAAAATAACATCTATCTATAAGAAACCAGGCACGCAGACTATCAAGAAGGTGCCGGCGGTCTTTGATTCCTTTGTACTACCACGGTTATCCAGTCATGGGTTGGATATTACCCTAAGAAACCGTATAAAACTGTATTTGGAACCAGCCATCACCCATGCGCCAGCTATAACACAGGCAGATGTGCACCAGCTAGAGACCTTACAGGAAGAGGCTGAGGAGGTAGCAGCCGCGGAGGAGCTGCGTGAAGCTCTGCCGCCGTTGTTACCTGAGCTGGACGGAGAGACGGTAGAGGCAGAGATCGACCTGATTATGCAGGAGGCTGGCGCAGGAAGCGTCGAGACGCCGCGCCGACATATCCGAGTCACCAGTTACCCTGGCGAGGAAATGATCGGTTCCTATGCAGTACTCTCACCGAAGGCAGTACTTAACAGCGATAAGCTATCTTGCATACACCCATTAGCTGAACAGGTTCTTATAATGACTCATAAAGGGAGAGCAGGTCGCTATAAAGTGGAACCATATACAGGAAAAGTCGTAGTTCCCGAAGGCGTCGCTGTCCCCATCCAGGACTTCCAGGCACTTAGTGAAAGTGCCACGATCGTGTACAATGAACGCGAATTCGTGAACAGATACCTTCACCATATCGCAACAAATGGTGGAGCTTTGAACACCGATGAAGAGTATTACAAGGTTATACGGTCCAGCGAGGCAGAGTCCGACTATGTCTTCGATATAGATCAACGCAAGTGCGTCAGAAAAAATGATGCCGGCCCACTGTGCCTGGTAGGTGAGTTGGTAGATCCTCCATATCACGAATTCGCGTATGAAAGCCTGAAAACCAGACCCGCCGCACCCCACAAGGTCCCTACTATCGGCATCTACGGGGTGCCGGGTTCAGGTAAATCCGGCATAATAAAAAGCGCCGTCACAAAGAAAGATCTTGTAGTCAGCGCTAAGAAAGAAAACTGTGCTGAGATAACCCGGGACGTTAAGCGGTTGCGGAAAATGGACATTACAGCACGCACTGTTGACTCTGTTCTGCTCAACGGCAGCAAGCATGCTGTTCAGAACTTATTCATTGACGAGGCGTTCGCATGCCATGCGGGAACGCTATTGGCGTTAATAGCCATCGTCAAGCCGAAGAAGGTAGTTCTCTGCGGCGACCCGAAACAGTGCGGCTTCTTTAACATGATGTGCCTAAAAGTCCACTTCAACCATGATATTTGCACAGAAGTGCACCATAAAAGCATCTCTCGCAGATGCACACAGACTGTTACAGCTGTTGTATCGACACTGTTCTATGAAAAACGCATGAGAACAGTCAACCCTTGCACCCAGCGCATTATCATTGACACAACCGGCTCAACCAAACCTGAGAAAGACGATTTGATATTGACATGCTTCCGCGGGTGGGTTAAGCAGCTGCAAATTGATTACAAACACCATGAGGTTATGACAGCTGCGGCATCGCAAGGATTAACCCGGAAAGGAGTCTACGCAGTCAGGTACAAAGTTAACGAGAATCCGCTATACGCACAAAACTCAGAGCACGTCAATGTATTGCTGACTCGAACCGAGAAGCGAATAGTTTGGAAGACTCTGGCAGGAGATCCATGGATAAAAACGCTGACGGCGAATTACCCAGGTGACTTTACCGCCACCTTGGATGAATGGCAACAAGAACACGATGCCATCATGGCTCGAGTGCTTGATGCCCCGGTATCTACAGACGTCTTCCAGAACAAGGTGAATGTGTGCTGGGCCAGGGCACTTGAACCTGTTCTGGCCACTGCAAACATCACGCTGACACGTGCCCAGTGGGATACCATACCGCCTTTTGCACTGGATAGAGCCTATTCGCCTGAGATGGCCTTGAATTTCTTATGCACTCGGTTCTTTGGCGTTGACCTGGATAGTGGGTTATTTTCTGCCCGTACGGTACCACTCACTTATAAAAACCAGCACTGGGACAACAGCCCGGGTATTAACATGTACGGTCTCAATATGACCGTTGCACGTGAGTTAGCTCGTAGGTACCCTTGCATCTTGAAAGCAATTGAAACAGGGCGTATGGCGGATATACGGGTGGATGCTGTCAAAGAGTATTCTCCTACGACCAATGTCGTGCCACTAAATCGCAGACTACCTCATGCATTGGTGACTGAACACCGTAATTATGGTGTTGCTGATTACTCTGGCTTCCTTGCCAAACTGAAAGGGAGCACGTTGTTGGTCATTGGCGATCCTATCCACGTACAAGGTAAACGCGTGGAATCTTTGGGTCCATCGCCGACTGCAACGTACAGAAGCAGTCTTGATCTGGGAATACCGCAGGAAATTGGCAAGTACGACATTGTCTTCATTAATGTCAGAACAGAGTACAAGTACCACCATTACCAGCAATGCGAGGATCATGCTATTCACCATAGTATGTTAACATGTAAGGCTCTAAACCATCTGAACAAAGGCGGCACATGCGTAGCCGTGGGCTACGGTATGGCTGACAGAGCCACTGAGAATATCTTGACTGCTGTAGCCCGCTCGTTCAGGTTCACACGCGTCTGTCAACCTAGAAACACCCAGGAGAACACGGAGGTGTTGTTCGTGTTCTTTCATAAGGATAATGGCAACCACTTGCAGGATCAGGATAGGTTGGGAATTATCCTGAATAATATCTACCAGGGATCATCGCAACACGAAGCTGGTCGTGCGCCTGCATATAGAGTGGTCCGAGGGGACATCACTAAAAGCAGTGACGAAGCAATCGTGAATGCCGCCAACAGTAAAGGACAACCAGGGTCTGGAGTCTGCGGGGCTATATATAGAAAATGGCCGTCAGCGTTCGACCACAGACCGGTAGCAGTGGGTACTGCCAGAATGGTTGATCATAGACCCTGCATTATCCATGCAGTAGGGCCAAATTTCTCCAGAGTATCCGAAACAGAAGGTGACATCAAGCTAGCCGAAGCATATGCAAGTATTGCTCATATAGTCAATACTAAGCGCATTAATTCCATCTCTATTCCATTGTTATCAACAGGGATATACTCAGGCGGAAAAGACCGCGTTGCTCAGTCCCTTGACCACCTATTCGCAGCAATGGACACTACGGATGCAGATGTTACTATATACTGCCTGGATAAGACCTGGGAATCTAGAATCAAAGATGCCATAGACAAAAGGAACAGTGTTGAAGAAATTGCCGAGGAAGACAAACCTGTAGATGTGGACCTGGTACGGGTCCACCCGCGGAGTTCACTCGCAGGGAGACCCGGGTACTCAACATCAGAGGGCCGCATTCACTCCTATCTAGAAGGTACCCGTTTTCACCAAACAGCAAAAGACATTGCTGAAATCTATGCTATGTGGCCTGACAAAGCTGAAGCCAATGAGCAGATCTGCCTTTATATCTTAGGTGAAAGCATGCCGAGTATCAGGTCCAAATGTCCAGTTGAAGACTCTGAGGCATCGTCGCCTCCATATACCATCCCGTGTCTGTGTGATTATGCTATGACTGCCGAAAGGGTATTTAGGCTGAGAGCTGCAAAGAAAGAGCAATTTTCGGTGTGCTCCTCTTTTCACCTGCCGAAGTATAGGATCACAGGCGTGCAAAAGATTCAGTGTAGTAAACCTGTTATATTTTCAGGTATTGCTCCACCCGCGGTGCACCCCAGAAAGTACACTGCAATTATTAGTGAAAGAACCACACCAGAACCAACTGAAATTTTTAGCATCGAAGAACCACCTAATGTAATACCGAGCCCTACACAGTTCCTGGACTACGGTGCAGAGTCCCTATGCTTCGATAATGCAGTCACAACAACCGGTGATTCCGCACTGTCTCTATGCAGTTCTGATGGAGCATCCGAAACACCTGAAGATTTATCAGTAAGACGTACAGTATCCACTTGGAGCATTCCCAGTGCTACTGGGTTTGAAATTAAGGAGGAAGCTACCGAGGATGAGCACGTGTACATTGCTGAGTACGATCAGCGAGATTACAGCAATGTCACCGAGATCCTGCTTGAGTTTAGCAGGGCTCCAGTCCAATTCCTCTCGGATTTTAAACCCATACCGGCTCCAAGGAGCATCAGGCCCAAAATTTGTCCTGTGCCTGCTCCCAGGACAAAGGTTACCGGGCCGTCCTTTGGGGCCTCAACGCTTCAGTACAGCAAAGTGTACGAACGGCCGCCTGGGGTAGCCAGAGCTATATCTGAGGCAGAATTGGATGCTTACATACAACAGCAACTGAATTGACGCTACGAAGCGGGAGCATACATATTCTCATCAGAGACTGGTCAGGGTCACTTGCAACAGAAATCTAACAGGCAAGGCCCTTACGTGTACCCGGTCCTGGAAAAATCAGTACATGAGAAATTTTATGCCCCGCGCCTCGATATGGAGAAAGAGAAAATTCTCCAAAAGAAATTACAACTCTGTGCTACAGAAGGCAATCGTAGCAGGTACCAATCACGAAAGGTTGAAAACATGAAGGCCATCACAGTGACCAGGCTACTGTCTGGTATGGGGGAGTACTTATCGGCTGACGCCGAACTCCCGGAATGCTACAAAGTGAATTATCCTGTACCAAGCTACTCCGCCCAACTAGAGTGTGCGTTTAAGTCACCGATTGTAGCTGTAAAGGTATGCAATCTGATCTTGCAGGAAAATTATCCGACAGTGGCCAGCTATGGAATCACAGACGAATATGATGCCTATTTGGATATGGTAGACGGCGCCTCGTGTTGCTTAGATACGGCTTCATTCTGCCCGGCGAAACTTAGAAGTTATCCAAAGAAACACAGCTACTTATACCCTGAGATTAGGTCAGCAGTCCCCTCACCCATTCAGAACACGTTGCAGAACGTGTTGGCAGCGGCTACTAAGCGCAACTGTAATGTCACACAAATGCGTGAATTGCCAGTCTTAGATTCAGCTGCCTTCAATGTGGAATGCTTCAAAAAATATGCCTGCAATACTGAATACTGGGACGACTTTAAGGAACATCCTATACGTCTGACCACCGAGAACGTCACTCAGTATGTTACCAAACTTAAGGGGCCTAAAGCTGCTGCCCTCTTCGCTAAGACTCACAATCTGGTGCCATTACATGAAATACCTATGGATAGATTTGTGATGGACTTAAAGAGGGACGTTAAAGTTACACCGGGGACTAAGCATACTGAAGAGAGACCCAAAGTGCAGGTTATCCAAGCGGCAGATCCCCTTGCCACAGCGTACCTCTGTGGCATCCATAGAGAGCTGGTACGGAGGCTGAATGCGGTGCTGCTACCGAATGTCCACACCTTATTCGACATGTCAGCAGAGGACTTCGATGCCATCATTGCCGAACATTTCCACTACGGAGACCCTGTATTGGAAACTGATATTGCCTCGTTCGACAAAAGTGAAGATGATGCCATTGCTACCTCTGCACTGATGATCTTAGAAGATCTAGGTGTGGATCAACCTCTGTTGGATCTTATTGAGGCGGCGTTTGGTAATATTACGTCAGTCCACTTGCCGACGGGCACCAGATTCAAATTTGGGGCAATGATGAAATCTGGAATGTTTCTGACGCTGTTTGTCAATACATTGGTTAACATCATGATAGCTAGCAGGGTGCTCCGCGAGAGGTTGACTAACTCCGCTTGTGCCGCTTTCATCGGGGATGATAACATAATTCACGGAGTAGTCTCCGATGAACTGATGGCAGAACGGTGCGCCACCTGGCTGAACATGGAAGTGAAAATCATCGACGCCGTCATAGGCGTAAAGGCACCGTACTTCTGTGGAGGGTTCATACTGGTGGATCAAATTACCGGAACTGCCTGCCGAGTGGCTGATCCCTTAAAACGCCTGTTTAAGCTGGGCAAGCCGTTACCAACTGATGATGCCCAAGATTGCGACAGGCGCCGTGCTTTGCATGATGAGGCAAAGCGCTGGAACAGGATTGGGATCACTGACGAAATAGTGAAGGCTGTAGAGTCGAGGTACGAGATTAGTCTGGCTAGGTTGATCATTATGGCACTAACTACGTTGGCCGCCAGCGTGGACAATTTTAAAAACATAAGAGGACAACCAATAATTTTGTACGGGTAACCTAAATAGGTGACGCAACATAGTATACTGTGTTACGTTGCCTGCTCTTATGAACATGTTTCCATATCCGACTCCTAGTTTCCAAGCGATGTACCCCGCTCCCCCTATGGCTTACAGAGACCCAAATCCACCAAGACGTAGATGGCGTCCCTTTCGAGTACCTCTTGCGGCACAAATAGAAGAGCTTAGAAGATCTATCGCTAACCTTACGTTCAAGCAACGGAAACCGCAGCCTCCAGCCGGCCCACCTGCAAAGAAACGTAAGACGCCGCCTAAACCGAAGAATCAACAGCGTAAGAAAACCAAACCGCACGCTAAGAAACAGCGAAGCAAACCAAAACCTGGAAAAAGGCAAAGACTGTGCATGAAACTGGAATCAGATAAGACTTTCCCTGTGGTATTGAATGGTCAAATTAACGGTTACGCATGTGTGGTGGGCGGACGCTTGATGAAACCTCTGCATGTTGAAGGGAAGATTGATAACGAACAGCTGGCGGCTGTAAAGCTTAAGAAAGCCAGCATGTACGATCTTGAATATGGTGACGTCCCACAGAACATGAAGTCGGACACATTGCAATATACGAGTGAGAAACCACCGGGGTTCTACAATTGGCATCACGGTGCTGTGCAGTATGAGAACGGCAGGTTCTCCGTTCCCAGGGGGGTCGGCGGAAAAGGGGATAGTGGCAGGCCGATCCTAGATAACAAAGGGCGTGTGGTGGCTATAGTTCTGGGAGGGGTTAACGAGGGCTCCCGGACAGCTTTATCTGTAGTTACTTGGAATCAAAAAGGGGTAACCATAAAGATTACCCCAGAGGGTACCGAACCGTGGTCTCTCATACCAGTGATGTGCGCTTTGGCGAACATTACATTCCCATGCAATCAGCCACCTGTTTGCTACGCTCGCAACCCAGAGCTCGCGTTGGACATCCTGGAAGAAAATGCCGATAGCCCAGCATATGATGAGTTACTGCAGAATATCGTGAGGTGTACAGCCAGGAGAGCCAAACGCAGTGTCACAGACACCTACTCAATGACTGAACCATATCTTGGCAGATGCCCGGTGTGTAGACATTCAGAACCCTGTTACAGCCCTGTTAAAATAGAGCATGTTTGGGACGAGTCCGATGACGGCACGCTGAGAATCCAGACCTCTGCCCTGTTCGGTTCTGACTCGTCGGATAAGGCCGATGCCCAGAAATACCGTTACATGACCAATAAACCCACACTGAAAGTGGCAGAAGGTATAATGGAAGAAATCAAGGTGAGTACATCCGGCCCCTGTAGGTTGATCAACTATTCAGGGTACTTCCTCTTAGTGCACTGTCCCCCGGGGGACAGCATTACAGTCAGCATCGTAAAAGGGGGCGTGTTGCACTCCTGTACGGTTGAAAAGAGGGTGCAGCGCAAGTTCGTTGGCCGAGAGCAGTATCAATTCCCACCATTGCACGGCAAGAGTGTACCCTGTAATGTGTACAACAGCTGGAAAGAGTCGAGTGCCGGATACATCACTATGCACCGCCAGGGACCCTATGCGTATTCAACATTCCTGGAAGAACAACAAGGGAAAGTGTACGTTAATCCACCGTCTGGAAAAACAGTTACCTATGAGTGTAACTGCAGCGGGCATAGGATCGGCACTACAGCTCAGAGAGTCGAGATAACGTTGTGTAAAAGGACTAAGCAATGTATTGCTTACTTGAGCAACCAGACCAAGTGGGTTTTTAATTCGCCCGATCTTATGCGTAGCACAGATCACAGTGTGAAAGGAAAACTCCACATCCCATTCAACCTGACACCGACAACATGCCTGGTACCGCTGGCACATGCACCAACGGTCACAAGTTGGTTTAAAGGCATCACTTTACACCTCACATCTAGAAACCCAACACTTCTGACAACCAGAAAACTGGGGGCAGACGCTGATTCTACTGCGGAGTGGATCACTGGAACCACCACGCGTAACTTCTCAGTGGGAAGGGAAGGACTGGAGTACGTGTGGGGTAACCTAGATCCCGTCAGAGTGTGGGCCCAGGAATCCGCACCTGGTGATCCTCACGGCTGGCCCCATGAAATCATCCAGCACTACTATCACCGGCATCCCGTTTACACTATTGCTGTTTTAACCGGCATAGCCACGTTTGCACTAATAGGCTTGTCGGCTTCACTACATTGTCTCTGCAGGGCTCGCAGAGATTGTATTACCCCTTATGCGTTGGCGCCAAATGCGACTGTGCCCACCATCATAGCCTTATTCTGCTGCGTGAGGCCGTCACATGCTGAGACAGTTGGCGAGACTCTTACATACCTTTGGAGTCATAATCAGCCATTCCTTTGGGCCCAGTTGTGCATTCCAGTGGCGGCGCTGGTGATACTTCTCAGATGTGCGTCATGCTGCCTGCCTTTTTTATTGGTTGCCGGCGTCTGCCTGGGGAAGGTAGACGCCTACGAACATGCGACCACTGTGCCAAATGTACCGGGAGTGCCGTATAAGGCCCTGGTGGAGAGGTCAGGTTATGCCCCGTTGAACCTGGAGGTGATGGTGGTCTCATCTGAGTTGGTGCCAACTGTAAATAAGGAGTACATCACCTGTAAATTTCATACTGTCATTCCGTCACCAAAGATCAAGTGCTGCGGGATTCTGGAGTGTTCGGCTCAACAGCGAGCCGACTATGCCTGTAGAGTTTTCGGGGGTGTATATCCGTTTATGTGGGGAGGGGCCCAATGTTTCTGTGACACCGAAAATACACAGATGAGCGAGGCGTATGTGGTCCTATCGCCAGACTGCAAAGCAGACCACGCTGTAGCTCTTAAGGTGCACACTGCGTCCCTGAAGGTCAACCTGAGGATAACCTACGGAAACACCACGACTAACGTCATTACATTTGTGAACGGCGTTACTCCAGGTATATCAGGAGCACTTAAGGTGATTGCGGGACCTATCTCTGCGGCATTCACCCCTTTTGATAACAAAGTGGTAATTAACAAGGGGCTTGTATATAACTATGACTTCCCGGAATATGGAGCTATGAAACCAGGAGCTTTCGGGGACATTCAGGCGTCGACAATCGATGGGCGAGATCTTGTAGCGAGGACCGACATTCGTCTTCTGAAGCCGTCAGCGAAGAACATTCATGTTCCCTTCACCCAGGCGGCATCGGGATACGAAATGTGGAAAAACAACTCAGGCAGACCTCTGCAGGACACTGCACCATTTGGGTGTAGGATTGCCGTGGACCCACTACGGGCGGAAAATTGTACTTATGGGAGTATACCCATCTCGCTGGATATCCCTGATGCAACATTCCTCCGAGTCTCTGACTCCCCAGTTGTTACTGTTGCCAGCTGTTCGGTGACTGATTGCGTTTACTCTGCCGATTTTGGGGGTGTTGCTGGCATCGATTACGTATCCGACCGCGAAGGTCAGTGCCCAGTGCACTCCCACTCGTCAACTGCAGTACTGAAAGAGTCGCTGGTGCATGTCATGCAAAAAGGTAGTATTACACTGCACTTCAGCACATCTAGCCCGCAGGCTAACTTTATAGTCTCACTGTGTGGTAAGAAAACCACCTGTCACGCACAATGTAAACCACCAGCGGATCACATCATAGGGGAGCCACACAAGGTCGATCAGGAGTTCCAAGCGGCTGTATCAAAAACATCCTGGAGCTGGATGCTGGCAGCGATCGGAGGCGTGTCATCCCTGGTGATTATAGGATTGATAGCTCTGACATGCAGCTTTATGTTTATTAGCACACGTAAATAATAGCCTAACCTAGCTTATAAACTATTATACTTATGCTTGCTTGTAGTTTAGATTAGTATTTACTTGTAGTAATTGTAATTAGTATTATATTATTAACTTAGTTTCAATTTATTTTTCTTACATTTAACTTTAAACCTTTTATTCTTTATCCTTATTTTATTTAGTCTACTAGATTAGTTTTGTTTTTAATATTTC